CTGTTGTAGTAGCGGGCCTGATCCGCTTCGGCGTCGTAGTCGCGGGCCTCGCGGTCTTTTTTGCTTTTTGCACTTTTGCCTTCGGCCATTTTTGCCATCAGCTCCGCTTTTTTCGAGAAGCGGGCGATGACTAGTGGGGCCGTGCCTTCAATCAGCAGTTCGAGTGTGCTGAACTTCGGTGGACGAATCGCGATGGATGCTGCTTCAGTTTTTGTGGTTGTCATTTGCTATAGTCCTATTTCGGTTGTTGTTGGTAATTGGTGCTGTCACACCTGTTGCTGCCTTCCTTGGCGGGATCTGGTCCATGATCCGATCCTGCCTATCCAATCCTTTCCGGTGCGGTCCTTTCCATTCCGCGCCATTCCTGCCTTTCCTCGCCGTTCCGTGCCTTGCCTTGCCTCGCCCGGACATACCTGCCACGCCAATCCGCGCCTGTCCCATCCCTTCCCTACCGGGCCATGCCCCACCTGCCGTGCCTGTCCTTGCCGGGCCGCGCCCGTCCACGCCAGGCCTGGCCCCGCCCTTCCTGCCTTACGCCGCCACCTGAGCCGGTAGCGCGATCTGTTCGGCAAAGCGGTTGAGTGCTTGCCGGGTTTGCGGGTCGAGTAGGGACGCTTGCCGGGTCCAGTAGGTGACGCGGTTCCGCATGTCGGCCAGCAGTTCATCGCGCTGGTCGTCTTCAGAAAGAACTGCGGTCATCACCCGATAGCCGCCCTCCTGCCCGCGATCACTTGGCAAGCTGACAAAGGCGCGAATCGTGGACTCGGTGCGCGGTTCAATCGTGATGCGGCATTTCGCAATCAGTGACCGCGCCTGCCAGCGACGGTACTGTTCAGCAGCGAGGCTGTCGTTCCACTGGAAGTGCTTATGCAGCGGGCTGGTTTCCTGCCGTGCGTCTTCCAGCACAGCATCAGCGGTCAGCAGCCCATCGTTTAGCTCTGCCAGTTCCAGCAGGTAATCTCGTTCGTTTTCAAATGCCATCGTTGTCTCCGTTGTTAAAAATCCGTGCCTGCGGTGCATTTCCTAGCCCATCCGCTCCGCTCCCCGCCAATCCTGGCCTTGCCTGCCTTGCCTTGCCTTGCCTCGCCTCGCCCGGCCACGCCTGCCGCGCCTTGCCTTGCCACGCCGCGCCAATCCTCGCCATGCCTCTCCTGCCAATCCGTGCCAATCCTCGCCAGACCACAACAGTCCCAGCCTCTGCTCTCCTTGCCTGCCTTGCATTCCTATCCGCGCCTATCCCCGCCAGACCACCCCGTGCCTTTGCGGGCCTCGCCTGCCTTGCCATGCCAGTCCGTGCCCGTCCCATCCGAGCCGAGCCGGGCCATTCCTGCCATGCCTTGCCTTACCTTGCCGATCCCATCCCTGCCTCTCCTTATTTCACCCTCAACGACTCGCCCTGCTTTAACACCGCACCCGGCACATAACCCCCGGCTTTCAGCCGTTCGCTGATGGCTTTCTTGTCGATCTTGACCTCCACCACTTCAGCCTTGAACTCAGCCGGTAGCGCGGATTCGTCCAGGACTTCGACGGCGGGTGGATTGGCCTGGATGCGGGCGGCGAACTCGGGCCATTCCAGCTTGCTTTTGCCGAGGGTGTGCATTCCGTGGCGGGCGTAATCTTTCAACCACTGGGCGCGTTTGCGCTTGACCTCGAAGCGGGATTTCATCGCATCCATCGCGCTCTTGATGGCGTCGGCTTCCACTTCCAGATTCCGCGAATAGGCGATGACGTTGTGGATCTTGTTCTCCAATTCGTCCTCGATCCCGTCGAGCGTGTCGGTGAAGAGTTCCACCGGGATATCCGATTCAGGATCGGTGGCCGCATCGAGGGCTTGCAGGTATCGGGCGTTGATGTCGTACAGGGTGCTGTTCATTGCGCTGGCCTCCATTGGTTACAGCCGTTGGTCAAAATCCGCTCGGGGATAGCCTTGCTCCATTTCATGCAAAACGGGGCGGCGTCTTCCGGTTGGGTGTAGTCGGTACAGGCCCGACAGATCATGTCGGGGATCTTCATGTCGTGGTGGATGACGGTATCCAGGCCTTCGCGCTGCTGGCGCTGAATCCAGTGTTCGCATAACGGCCAAGCGTCATCCTCGATAAGCCAGCCGATCTGCTCTTCTGGTAGGCGCTGGAAGTACGCCTGGGCATCGTGTCCACCGATGGCCTTGAAGCGGGTGAAGAACTCATGCGGGGATAGCATGTGGTTTACAAAAGCTTTTTCCTAGTATTGAAGGATATTTTCCGCGCATATCAAGCCTCAAATGAGATACATATTCTCCCGTTGAAAATAAATGATGCAAATAAGCTTGTCTTAAATAAATTGAATTATCCTGATACTTTGTAAGTCTCCAAAACTTCCACCACGCGTCCGCTTTCTGCTTTCCCCAACTCCCATCCGGGTGATAATCACAAACAAACTCCGTCGCCACCTTGACCGGCCACATGCCGTCATCGTTGTAATACTCGACCTTGGTGACTGGATACTCGCTCCCGGCCTTCTGGTATTGGCTGAACTCCACCCGCGTCACTTTCTGAATGACGGGTTCCCATTGGGTAGATAACAGCGCGGCATTCGCGGCCACATCAGAGACTTTCGGCTTCGGTGGTGGGAACTCATGACCGCACGGGCAGACCAGCAGCTTGGCGTGAACGATGGTTTCGCATTCGGGGCAGGTCTTGACCACCGGCTCGCCGGGTTCGCGGTCTTCGACGATCTTGCCGAGGTTGATATTCGGGTCATCCACACAGCCATGGCGCTCGATGTTCCCGGCGTAATCCAACACCAGGCAGTCGGCCTTGTCGTCATGCGGGCGCATCCCGCGTCCGAGCATTTGCAGGTAGAGTCCGGTGGAGGCGGTCGGGCGCAGCAGGATGATGCAGTCGATCAGCGGCAAATCGACACCCGTCGTTAACACTCCGACATTCACCAAGGCGCGAACGCGACCGTCGCGAAACTCCTGAAGCATGGCTTCGCGGGTTTTCTTCGGCGTCTGTCCCGTCACCAGATGATTGGTGATGCCGTGCTTGTTCAATTCGTGGCAGATTTCCGCCGCGTGTTCGATGGTGCAGGCGAAGACAATCCAGTGTTGCCGGTCACTGGCGCGATAGACCGCATCCTCGATGGCTTTGCCGGTATTGCCGTCTGCCATCATCGCGGTTCCGGCTTCACCGATGATGTATTCCCCGCCGCGCTTCTTGACGGAATCAAGATCCACCGTGAACGCGGTGCGTTTGGCCGTGAGCGGGGCCAGGTATCCGGCCTCGATCAGTGGCAATAATTCGATATTGGCGGCGATGTCGGTAAACAGCCGCCCGTTGCCTTCATGCAGATAACCGGAGTCGAGACGGTAGGGCGTGGCGGTAAATCCCACCACGCGGATCTTGCCGCCGTTGACTTCGCGCAGGTCGTTCAAGAACTGGCGATAACGTCCTATGCCGGAATGGGGAATGAGGTGGCATTCGTCCACCATCACCACCTGAAACTCACCCAGTAGCGCGGCCTTATCTGCCACAGACTGAATGCCCGCGAAGATGACTTTGTTCTGGGTATGGCGCAGACCGATGGACGCCGAATAGATTCCGGCGTCGCATTCGGGGAAGACCGCCATCAGCTTGGCGTGGTTTTGCTCGATCAATTCCTTGACGTGCGTCAGCACCAGGACGCGCTGGCCTTTGAATTGCACCAGCGCATCGCGGATGATCGCCGCTATCAACAAGCTCTTGCCAGACCCCGTCGGCGCAACCACCAGGGGGTTATGCTCTGAGTCGTGGTCGTGCTTGCGCTCACGCAACCAGTCATATAACTGGCTGATGGCGTCTTGTTGGTATTGGCGAAGGGTAAGCATGGCCGATCAGAAAGGCGCGTCGTCATCAAAGTCACCATCGCCTGCCATCGCCGGTTCTGGCGTTGCGGCTTTTTGCAGTGGCATATAGCCCTTGATGCGATTCTGCATCCGGCCTTCTTCGCGGTTGTCCGGCTCCAGCGAAACGCGGATTAATAAGGGCTTGCTGTGCAGCTGTTCCGTGCTGGTGACTTGTATTTGCCCAACGGCATGACACACGGCGCTGAATTGGCGCTGTGCAATCTCCTGGGTCTGCTGACTCGGATGCTGCACACACAGCCAAGTCCTGATGGTGCGGTTCTTGTGTTCGCCATCGATGATCTTGAACTCCAAGACCAGATTGGTGCCGTTGCCGCTCTTCGCCTGATCGACCGATGAACTGCTGATGATGGCTTTGTAGTTGCCCGCCGGGATCGGCTGAAAGTCGACGGTTGGCTCAACCGTTGCCGCGTTGAAACCCTTGTTATTCCCAAATAATCCTGCCAGTGATGCCATAGTGGTTATGCCTCTTTTGTGGTGGTGGTGTCAGTTGATTTGATGGCTTGCTTGAATGCGGCCTGGAACGCCCGCCATGACAGCGGGAGTTCATGCGGGAGGCCATAGCGGTTGCCAGCGAGACAACCGGGGGAATTGCCGAGGATGAGGATGTTCCCCCCGGCAGAAGTGTCCGACAGCGGCTTGCCATCGGAGATGAGGAGCGGGATGCGGCTGTAGCCGATGATGTCCGCCCATTCCTTGAGCATGTCCGATGCACCGTTGCCGTTCTTGGGCGTGTGCAGCTTCAGGCTGGCCACGTCATAGGGTTCGTGCAGCGGGTCGTTGACCGTCACGATGCGGCTGTGGCAGACGACGATGACGATCATGCCTTTCTCGCGGTTGAGACGATCCAGTAGGGCGAAGATCGCCTTCCAGATGTTCATCGCCAGGGAGTAGCCGTTGCCGTATCCACCCCCCGCACGGATGATGTTATCGACGCCTTCTTTCTTGCAGACGGCCTCATGAATCAGCCGTTCCAGCCAGTCGGCTGAATCCAGCACGACCGTCTTGAAGTCGTGTTCTTCCTTGACCAAGGTCATCAGCTGCTGGCGGACGGTTTCAGCGTCCAGGGCCAGCGGGAACGCGTCGGTATCGATCCCGTTCAGTCCATCTTCGGTACGGATGAAGATCGGCTTTGGCGCAGACGCGCTGAAGGTGGATTTGCCGGACTTTTCCGCTCCGTGGATCAGGATGCGCGGCGGCGTTTCGTGCTTGGTTTTTTGGATGGTGGCCAGTAGTGTCATGGGTTCAGTTCTCTTTCCAGTTGTGCTTGCTCTGCTTGTAATTTGCCGATATAGGCGCCGAGGGCGGCGCACTCTTGGTGTGCTTCCTCCAACTCCAGCGCGATCTGTTGCCGTCGCCATTCGCGGTGGCGGCGTTCCATCCTTCCACACCGGCCCAGTCGAGGAGTCTGGTATAGAGGCTCATCGGTGTGCCCACGGTTGGTAGGGCGTGACGATCCACGTGAACGGCAAAGCCTTTTCCTTCACCACAAACCAGAAGCCGCGCTTTGGCTGGATGATCTGGCCGGGTTTCATGCGTTGCTTGCTGAACAGGATGCGTTCGGGTTGGGTTTTCATGGTTGGTCGTCCTCCGCTATTGATGCTATTTCTTCTTGGAACCGTTCAATGTCATGGTCACTACACAGGCCGATCACGTCCACGCGCACTTTCGGGAAGCGCACCCACTTGCCGTCGATCAGGACGTGGCCGGGGGATTCGTAGCGGACTTCATCGATCTCGATTTCTCCGCCTTCGGCTGGGCAGCAGTTTTCCGGTGGTCCTGAGATTCGAGCCGGGTAGTAGACGCTGGCTGTGTACGAGACTTCGACGGTGTCGTTCCCAAGGTCTAGCAGGACGCCCATTAGTTTTCTCCTACGCCTGCATGTGCATTACGTGCATATGCGTTCAAAAGTTTGCAGACGGTGGCGGCGGTGTCTTGCGCCAGGTGAAGGCGACCGGATCTGACCGGCACGCGGACAATGGCCCCGCTGCCTGGGCCAGCGTCACAGTGAACGATGTCAATGTGCTGGCCGTTGGTGGTGTGGCGGATGGTGTAGCGGTCTTCAGTCACCGGACGCCTCCAGCACAGCTAACACAGGCAAGAGTCACCGGCTTGGCTTCCATCAGCTTGGCGTCTTGTCCGTCAAGATACCCGGCCAACAAAAGGCCGAGAGTGATAAGTAAAAGGGCAATGCGCTGGCTCATGTCCGGTCCTCCAGGGCTGACAAAAGCAACGAAGTGCTGCGCCATAGCTCAGTCGAATCCTTCAAAAGACCGGCAATGACGATTGCCGCTACTGGATCGGCAGACTCAAGCGCTGCTCTCAAGTCAGAAATAGCCAGCTCAAGCGTCTGGCTGGCCTTGGTGATGTTTTCAATCGTGTTCATGGTCTTGTCTCCCGTTGATGCCGTCTTGGTGGCGGCTTGGGTGAAAGATTACGACAACGTATAGACAAACGCAATAGGACAATGATAATTTTCTCCCACGCCATTCCGGCGCATGGGAGAAAAGCGATGGATTACGAGGAGTTCTTACGGCGCAAGGTGCCGATGACGGGAGAAGACGAACAAGACACGCACGCAATCGAGGTTCATCCGATCCTCAAGCCACATCAGGCGGATATCGTGCGGTGGGCGGTCAAGCGGGGCAGGGCGGCGATCTTCGCCAGCTTCGGCCTCGGCAAGTCCGTCATGCAGCTGGAAGCGGTGCGGCTGGCTTTGCAACAGGTGGAAGGGCATGGACGCGGGCTGATTGTCGCGCCGTTGGGTGTGCGTCAAGAGTTCGTGCGGGATGCGCGGATGCTAGGCCAGACCATCACCTTTATCCGGTCCATAGAGGAAGCCAGTGAACCGGGCCTCTACATCACCAATTACGAGACGATCCGTGATGGCAAGCTGGACCCGCGCCAGTTTGACGCCACGTCATTAGACGAAGCCGCCTGTCTGCGTGGCTTTGGTGGCAGCAAGACCTTTCGGGAATTCATGCGGCTATTCGAGGGGGTGCGGTTCAAGTTTGTGGCGACAGCTACGCCCTCCCCGAATGAATATATCGAGCTGCTGGCCTATTCCGCCTATCTGGAGATTATGGAAGTCGGGGAAGCCAAGACGCGATTCTTCAAGCGGGATTCAACCAAAGCGGACAATCTGACCATCCACCCCCACAAGGAGCGTGAGTTCTGGTTGTGGATTGCCAGCTGGGGCATCTTCCTGCAACGCCCGTCTGATCTGGGCTATGACGACACCGGCTACGACTTGCCGCCGCTTAATGTCCACTATCACGAAGTGCTGGTGGATCAGGAATCCAGCCATCCGAATCAGTGGGGGCAGTTCCAGATGTTCCGCGAGGCGACTGGCGGAGTAGTGGATGCAGCACGGGAGAAGCGCGAAAGCCTGGATTCTCGCGTGGCGCAAGTGCTGACCATCATGCAAGCCATTCACGACGATCAGGCGGTGATCTGGTGTGACCTCAACGACGAACAGAAGGCCATTGAAAAGGCGCTGGACAGTGCTGGTATCAGCTATTCATCCCTGTATGGGAATCAGAGCATCGACGTGCGGGAAAAACTGCTGGAAGACTGGCGCGAGCGGAGGACTCGCGTGTTCCTGTCCAAGCCGATCATGTACGGGGCGGGCATCAACATGCAGCAATGCCACAGCATGATCTTTGCCGGGGTCGGCTACAAGTTTGCTGATTTCATCCAGGGGATTCATCGGGTCTATCGATTCCTGCAAGCGCACCCGGTCAACCTGCATATCGTCCACGCCGAATCTGAACGGCAAGTGTTACGCATCTTGCAAGACAAGTGGACACGACATAACCAAACGGTGGAAAAGATGAGCGAGATTATTACTGAATACGGCTTGAGCGCAGCGGCCATGAGCGAGGCGCTGAAGAGGCAGATGGGTGTGGAGCGAGTGGAAGTGACCGGACGCGGTTGGACCGCCATCAATAACGATTGCGTGATCGAAACCGGGCGCATGGAAGAAAACAGCGTTGACCTGATCCTCACCAGCATTCCGTTCTCGACCATGTACGAGTACAGCCCTTCCTATCATGACTTCGGCCACACTGACTCGAACGATCATTTCTTCGAGCAGATGGATTACCTGACGCCGAATCTGCTGAAGGTGTTACAGCCTGGACGGATGGCGGCCATCCATGTCAAGGATCGCATCGTACCAGGCGGCATGACCGGCCTCGGCTTCCAGGTGGTGTATCCGTTCCATTGCCGGGTGATCGAGCATTACCAGAAGCACGGCTTTGCCTATATGGGCATGGTGACGATTGTCACCGACGTGGTGCGGGAAAATAACCAGACTTACCGGCTGGGGTGGACCGAACAATGCAAGGACGCGACCAAGATGGGCGTTGGGATGCCGGAATACCTGCTGTTGTTCCGCAAGCCTCCGACCTCGAACGAGAACAGTTACAGCGACAAGCCCGCAAAAAAGAGCAAGCCGAACTGTATTGATGACGATGGCGAAGAGATCCCGTTCGACCTTTACAAGCCGATCAAGCCTGGGACCGGCTACAGCCGCGCTCGCTGGCAACTCGACGCGCATGGATTCCAGCGTTCCAGCGGCGACCGACTGATGACACCGGAAGAAATGGAAACCTTGCCCCACGATGTCATATTTAAGCTGTTCCGCGAGTTCAGCATGACCGAGGTCTATGACTTCGAGACCCATGTGAAGATTGGCGAAATGCTGGAAGGCAAAATGCGTCTACCGACCAGCTTCATGCTGTTGCAGCCGCAAAGCTGGAGCGGTCATTGCTGGAGTGATGTGACCCGGATGCAGACGCTGAACGGTAGCCAGTACAGTAAGGGGCAGCAGATGCACATCTGTCCGATGCAGTTTGATATTGCCGACCGGGTGATTGATCGATTGACCATGCCGGGTGAAACCGTGCTGGACCCTTTCGGCGGACTGATGACGGTGCCTTATCGGGCCGTGCTGAAAGGTCGACAGGGTATCGGCATTGAGCTATCGCCGCAGTATTTCTTCGATGGTGTCGGCTACTGCAAGGCCGCTGAAGAAAAGGTACGCACCCCGTCGCTGTTTGATTTCTTGGAAGAGGAAGCAGAGGCGGCTTAACCAAACAGCCCCGCTTCGGCGGGGTTTTTAACAATCATCGCCTCGCCAAACCTTCAGCACCCGTCCGATCACCTGAAAGTCCATGTCGGGCTTGATCGTCCACGGTTCGTAGTGGTCACGATTTGCAGACAGGACGCGCAAACCTTCTCCTGGGATTCGCTGTAATCGCTTGATGAATCCCTCATGACCTACGCGGAAAAAGTAAACCGCATCAAAATCGACGGTGATGATGGATAAATCAACCACCAGCGGATCACCCGGATTAAACATGGGCCGCATCGAGTCACCAAACCCAGTGACGATACAGAGCTTGCTGGCGGGCGTGTAACCCTTGACGTTTTTATCTAACCAGTCCGGCGTCACTTGCCAGCTTTTAATCAGCCCAGGCTGATCCTGAAGAATTAACCCCCCGTTTCCCATTCTCCCCCCGTCCTCATATTGATGGATCGTGATTCCTTCAAATGATAAGAGCGGTGGAAGTGAAGACTCGATAAAGGCATCTTCCTCATCTGTCAGCAAACAGTTAGGCGAACCAAGCGCCGTTCCTAATGCAACCAGTGTTTTTACGTCAGGCTGCAACGTTACAGCCTTCAA